CCTGGTGTTAGTAAGAACCAACACTCATCTGTATTCTCATCTATTTTAGATTTAGTTGAAGGTAGAAGTGATGCATTTTATATAGCAGATGCAGGTACACCATCTACAACATTAGACCAAACTGTAACAGAAGCTAGTGGAGTTGATTCTAACTACGCAGCGTTCTACTATCCTTGGATTAAAACAATCGATGTAAACACAAACAAACTTATCACAGTTCCACCATCGGTATTGTTACCAGGTGTATTCGCATCAAACGATAGAGTAGCTGCTGAATGGTTTGCACCAGCAGGTTTGAACAGAGGTGGTTTAATCGGAGCAGTTAGTGTATTGGATAGATTAACTCAATCTGAAAAAGATACATTATACGAAGGAAAGGTAAACCCAATCGTTCAGTTCCCTGGACAAGGTATCGTTGTATTCGGACAAAAGACATTGCAAGATAAACCATCTGCATTGGATAGAATCAACGTAAGAAGATTATTATTGACTGTTAGAAAATACATTGCATCTACTTCGAGATATTTAGTATTCGAACAAAATACTCCTGAAACTAGAAATAGATTCTTAAACATCGTAAACCCTTACTTGGAGGCAATCCAACAAAGACAAGGACTTTACGCATTTAGAGTGATAATGGATGATTCTAATAACACACCAGATGTAATCGATAGAAACATATTAGCAGGAGCTATCTACTTACAACCAACTAAAACTGCTGAATTCATTCAAATTGACTTCAACATTTTACCAACTGGTGCCGCTTTTAACGGATAATTAAAAAATTAGATATTTATAGAAGAATAACATTTAAATACAAAAAGAAATGCCAGAAATATTAGGATTTGACAAGATGTTCTATAAGAATTTTGAACCCAAATTGGGAAACAGATTCATCATGGAAATCAATGGTATAGAGTCATACATCATCAAAACTGCAAGTAGACCAACTTTCACATCTGAAATTGTTGAATTAGACCATATCAACATAAAAAGAAAGATTAAAGGAAAATCTAATTGGGATGATATTAACATAACACTTTACGACCCAATTGTTCCATCAGGAGCACAACAAGTAATGGAGTGGATAAGAAGTTCACACGAAGCATTAACAGGTAGAGATGGATATGCAGCATTCTACAAGAAAGATATTACTTTCTATCTATTAGGACCAGTTGGTGATAAAGTAGAACAATGGACATTAAAGGGAGCATTTATTACATCTGCAAACTTTGGTGAATTAGATTGGGCATCAAACGACCCATTATCAATTGAATTAACTTTAACTTACGATTACGCTATACTTGAATACTAATCTCTAATAGTTAAACTCTTAAATATAAAAGGGGAAGCAGCAATGTTTCCCCTTTGTTTTTTTCAAAAATGTGATATATATATTAAACAACATTAAGTTATATCATGGAAGAAAAAGTAGAACAACAGGTTACAAGAGGCTTAGGAGTAACACCACCTCAACAATTTTCAGAAAGAAATTATCCTTTTCCAACTGAAACAATCTCATTACCATCGAAAGGATTGGTATATCCAGAAACAAACCCATTATCAAAAGGAGAAGTTGTAGTTAAGTTAATGACTGCAAAAGAAGAAGATATTTTAACTTCTACTAACCTTATTCGTAAAGGTATTGTATTGGATAAACTATTAGAAGCAATTATAGTTGATACATCAATCGATATAAATGATTTAATAATTGGTGATAAGAACGCTATTTTAATTGCATCGAGAGTTTTGGCATTCGGACCAGAGTATAATGTAACGGTAAATGACCCACAAGAAGGAGACCCTGTCCAAGTAACAGTTGATATATCCAAATTGAATATCAAAGAAATTGACCCTGAAAGATTAAACAGAAATAATGAGTATGATTTTACACTACCTAAAACAGGTGCAAAAATCAAATTTAAAATTCTTACTCATGGTGATGAACAAGCGATTCAAAAAGATATTGAAGCAAGTGAGAAAATTTCTAAACAAGGAAACGATATTCAGGCAAGATATAGAAGAGTTATTACAGAAGTAAACGGAGTTAGAGATTTTGGAACTATTAGTAATTTTATTACAAATCAACTATTAGCAGCAGATTCAAAAGCATTAAGAAAATATATTGGTGAAATAGCTCCTGATATTGATTTAACGTTTGATTATACATCCCCTTTTACTGGTGAGACGGAGGCACTTAAAGTACCCATAGGGGTAGACTTTTTTTACCCTGCCGATTGAGTATAACTTATATTTGCATAAAAAAATATTTAATTTAATATATTCTTCAAATGGTGGGTTTACGTGGAACGATGTGTACTACATGCCCACCAAATTGAGAGAATTTTATTGGAATGAATTATTAAGTGCAAAGCAAGCAGAGAGGGATAGTTACGAAAGTGCACTAAACGGAGCAAATTCATCAACACCATCCAGAGCAAAACGAAGGTAAAACAATAATAATTTATATTTATAGTAAAATATAATATATCACTATGTCCAAATTATTAATAGAAAGGAATATATTTCAGAAATTATTAGATACTTTTTTCAAAGCAAAAGCTGACGGAAAAGAAGATAAATTTAAGGATGCACTAAAAAAACAAAATCCAGAACTAGGTAACGCGTTTGATGATTACGATGCACAATTACTTAAAAATGCTGACAGAGTAAAACAAATGATGGTAAAGCAAGGTATGGATACATCAGAAATGGATTATTGGGCAGACCAATTAAAAAAATTTAGTTAATAATGGCAGAAAAACGAACCGCAGCCGAATTACAAAAACAACTTGATTTATTACAACAAACTATTGATAAACAAGGTGGTAGAGCAAAAGCCAGCGATGCAACACTTGCTGCGGAAAAGCGTATAAGCAAAGAATTAGAGAGACAAAAATCTTTTTATGAGGAATCATTAAATACTAACAAAGAAATAGATGATACACTTCAAAGTATAGCATCATCTTTTGGTAAACAAAGTAAAATATACAAAAGAACAGAAGCACAACTTAATCTTATAGATAAAACCGTTGAAAATGTTGTTAGTTTATCTAAAAAATGGAATGGTTCTAGTTCAAAAAATAAAAAACTTCTTGAAACACAGGCAAAACAATACAAAAATGTAAATTCCCAATCATTAAAAAACATATCATTATTGGGGCAAGGTAAAGCCGAACAACATGAAATAATAGATGCGTTACAAGACCAAATAGATTTACACGAAGAGGCATTAAAAAGTATTGATGCCAAATCCAAACATAGTAAAAAATTCAAAGAAGAAATTCAAGGTGAAATTGATGCTATGAAAAAGCTTCAAAAAGAAACCAAATCAGCTGCAAAAGATGTAGAAGCAATAAATCGCATGGGTTCGGCTTTTGGTGGAACTATGTTGGGTGGTGGTATTGATAAAACTTTAAAAGCATTTGGTAAAAAAGACGGTTTGGGTGGTGTAATTAAAAGTGTTACAGATTCGAGAACTGCTGCAAGTGGTGGGGGTGGTGTTGGTGGTATGTTTACCAAAATGTTAGGTGGTGTTTCTAGATTTTTAGGACCTATTGCATTGGCAGTTGGTGGTATTATGGCAGCTGCCGATTTCTTCAATAGTGGCGGTGCGGCAAAGATGGCAATGAGGATGGCAATGGTAACAGGTGAAGACCCAATGAAAGCATCGGAAGCTGCATTCAAAAAATCACAACAATATAGAGATATAATTGTTGACCAACAAATTGGTATACCAGAAAAATTAAGACAACAAGCGGAGAGTGATTTTTTAGGATATAGACAAGGTGTAGAAGAAGATGCTGCAAAATATAAAGAAAGTTTAATATCTGATGAGATTAGTCATCGGATGAGTCTTGAATCGGATGTCATTACATTCAGACAAGAACAAGCATCGCAAGAATTAGATGCAAACCTTGCTCGTCAAAAAACTTTATTTACCAGCGGAATGGGGTATATGAAAAGTGCAATTGGTGTTTCCGAAAGAGCATTACAAGCAATAGGTTCATCAACTCAGGCAGTTTTAGATACGGTAAAAGAATATGGTTATACATTAGGTATTGCATTAAAAGACCAAATAGCATTGGGAGCAGCTGCGGCAGGATTAGCAGTTAGATACGGAACATCTGCAACAGATGTATTCAAAATGGCAGATACGTTCCGTTTGATGAATAAAACTTCTGCTAAAACAGGTGCAAATTTAGTTGCAGGTTTAGAAGATTTGGCAAAGAAAAATGATATGAGTCCTGCACAACTCTATAAAGAGATGGCAGATTCGCAAGCAGACATACTACGATTGACTAGTATGACGGGAGAAGAATATGCTCGTCAGGCAATTCAATTGGGTAATATGAATACATCCATGTCTTCTATGTTGAAGGCATCGGATAGTATGGTATTAAACTATAAAGATAGTATTAAAGCAGAAATGAGTTTATCTGCTATGTTGGGTAAAAATATAAA